AGTTTATACAATAGTTAGAGAAAAATTGACTTGGATTAAGAGTACTGTATTAATGGACTTTCAAAGAGTAACAAAAGAGTTAGAATTAAAGGTAACACCAGAAATTAATCAGAATAGGGCAGAGCAGGTTTATTATATAAATGGAACTGAATTTGCTTTTTATGGTTTAGATTATCCTCAAAAACTACATGGACGCTCACAGGATAGATTTTGGATAAATGAAACTATTGAGTGTAGTAAGAATGCTTTTAATCAGCTAGAGATGAGAACAAGGAAAGGGGGGATATTAGATTATAACCCTTCTGATGATTTACACTGGATATTTGATGTTCATAAAAGAGATGATGTAATAGTTCATCATTCTACTATGCTAGATAATCCATTTTTACCAGATACTATTGTAAGTAAAATAAAGTCATACGAGCCAACGGAAGAAAATATAAGGATTGGTACAGCTGATAATTATATGTGGGAGGTGTATGGACTTGGACTTCCTGCTAAGTTACAGGGTTCTATATTTACAAATTGGGAGATTGTAGAGAGTATTCCGTGGGAAGCTAATCAATTAGGATTGGGATTAGACTTTGGTTATTCTAATCACCCTAGTGCTTTGATTGATGTTTATCAGATGAATGATGAGATATATTTAGATGAGCTTATCTACGAGCCTGAATTGACAAATCCTGATATTAATAAGAGAATGGAAGATATAGGACTTGATAAAAGTGTAGATATTATTGCAGATAGTGCAGAGCCTAAAAGTATAGATGAGCTTGTAAACTTTGGTTGGAACGTAAGAGGGGCAAAGAAAGGGGCTGATAGTATTAATTTTGGAGTGGATTTAATGAAGTCAAAAAAGATACATATAACAGCTCGTTCTGATAATTTGATAAAAGAGTTTAGGAGGTATTGTTGGGCAACTGATAAGACTGGAAAATCATTAAATAAACCTATTGACGCTTACAATCACGGAATTGATGCAACTAGATACTTGGTAATGGAGAAATTAGGACAGGGAGTGGGAATACAATTCCATAAAATAGGTATATAAATTAATCTATAAAATCTATGTTTACAGTAAAAGAGAGTTCAGATGTATTTGATACAGATATTATTAAAGAGGCTATTAAATATGTAGAGGATTTAGTACCTACATATGAAAAACTGCAAAGATATTATGACGGAGAGCATGATATTATTGAGAGGGCAAAAAGTGAAGATGTATTGGCAAATACTAGAACAGTAGTAAACCATGCAAGTTATATAACGGATATTAATACAGGCTTTATGGTAGGTAAAGCTATACAGTATGATAATCCTTCAAATGAATTTGATAAGATTAAAGAGGCTTATGATAGACAGGAGATAGAATTTGAAGATAATTCAATAGCAGAAGATTTATCTAAGTTCGGAGTAGCTTATGAGATTAATTTCATAGATGAGAAAGTTCCTTATTCAAAGGTTGTTAGTCCTAAAAACTGTGTAGTTATTTATGATGATAGCTTTTTACATAGAAAGATAGGTGCGGTTATCTTTACATCTAAAAATGGAGATAGTTATGAGGATATAAAAGTTTACTCATTAACAAAGAGGAAACAGTTTAGTGGTAAGAAAGATGTGCTGAAAACTATTGGGGAGGAGGAGTTACATGGATTTCTACAAGTGCCTATTGTTGAGTATATTAATAATCAATCATTAAAGGGAGATTATAAAGATGTTATTTATTTGATAGACGCTTATAATACATTACAATCAGATAGGATAAATGATAAACAGCAATTAGTATCAGCTTTACTATTATTCTATGGAATGGGATTAGAAGATGAGCAATTAGAAAAGGCAAAAGCTAGTAGGGTAATATCTAAGTTACCTAAGGACGCTAAGGTAGAATATTTAACAAAGCAGTTAGATGAAGTATCCGTTGATGTATTAAGAGCTTCTATCGAGGCTGATATTCATAAGATTTCAAAAACTCCTAATTTATCAGATAAAGAATTTGCAGGTAATTCATCTGGAGTTGCTATTGTTTATAAGTTGTTAGCATTCTTTAAGAATATATCTAAAAAGGAGAGATATTTCAGAAAGGGTTTAATGGATAGATTACAGTTATACTCGGAGTATTTTAAGATACTTGGGGGAGCTGATGATAAGGTTTTGGAAACAAGAATAACATTTACACATGAAATACCTAAAAATGATTATGAAGTATCTCAAATGCTTCTTAACTTATGGGGGAAAGTAGATGCAGAAACTTTAATAGGACAGTTATCGTTTATTGATGACCCGACTGCGGTAATAGAAAAGGTTGGTAAAGAGCAGGAAGAATTATTAAAAACTTCAAGCATAATGTTTGGAGAAGATAAACCTAATGAATAGTAAAGCATATTGGGAACAGAGAAGTATAAAAGGATTAACGAAAGCAGAGAGGACTGCAATTAGGGTAAGTCCTATGATTGATGCTATTTATAAAGAGGCTGAAAGACAAATAAACTCCTATATTTCAGATTTATATAAAAACTATGCCAAGAAAGGCATATTAACTTTGGAAGATTTACAAGGTGCTGTTGAACCGAGTAAAAAGCAGGAGTTTTTAAGAAAGGTTGATGAACAGGTAAGGAGATTGGGGCTTAATCCCGAAAAGGTTTATGATGAAAGATATTTGTTTAGGCTAAATAGATTACAGCAGGTAAAAGAGCAGATTAAGTTAGAGGTATTGGCTATTAGTGAAAGGGAATATGAATTAACGGTAGATACTTATAAGGAGATTATAAAAGACGCATATAATGAAAGAAGTGCAGAGTTACTAACAAATGGAATTCCTAGTAGTTTTATAAGGCTTGATAATCCAGTTGTGGAAAAGATATTAAATAGTAAATGGGAGGGTAGGCATTTTTCAGAGAGTATTTGGGCGAGTGCTTCTAAGTTAGCTACACAGTTACCGGAGATGATTTCAAGAGATAGTGGAAATATAGAATTAATAAAAAGTTTACCGGTAATTTTAGGTGGAGGTATTTCATCGGGGGCTAGTATTCAAAAGATGAGCCAAGCTATTAGAGAGAGGTTTGATGTATCGAGATATGAAGCATTTAGATTATTAAGAACGGAAACAAATTATTTTTTTAATCAGGCACAGCTTCAAACATATATAGATAATGGTGTAGAGGAGTATGAGATAGTAGCCACACTTGATGGTAGAACTTCTGATATTTGTATGAGAGAAGATGGGAAGATTTATAAGTCAGAGGAAGCTATTGTTGGAGAGAACTATCCACCATATCACCCTAATTGTAGGACGGTAACGAGAACAATTTATCTAAGGGAAATAAAGATGATTGGAGAGCAGAAGTTTAATGCTAGGGTTGAAAGATTGGGGGAAGAAGTAAATGCAGAGGAGGAGAGAAGAAAGGTAATGGAGGAAGTGATAATACAAACAAGACAGAGTTTGACAGATAATGGTGTAACTGATACGATAAATTAATTAAAGCCGACGGGCGTAAAACGGATAGTTTTATTATTTTTTCAATGGACGAAAAGAAAACACAATCATCAGATACATCTGCTGATGAACAAAAAGGGGAAGATGGAAAAGGCGAGAACCAGCCTAAGAGCTTTACTCAAGAAGATGTAAATAAGCTAATTTCTGAAAGAGTGAATGATGTAAAAGCAAAAACTCAAAAGGAATTTCAAGAACTTCTAAAAAAGGAAAGACAAGATTGGGAAGTTAAGGCTAAAATGTCAGAGGAGGAAAAGCTACAAGCCGAGAGAGAACAAAAGGAACGAGAGCTAGATGAAAGAGATAAAAATGTAAGACTTTCTGAAAATAAAATCTTAGCTCATGAAAGACTAGATGAATTAGGGTTACCGAAAGACAAATCAATTATTGAAATGTTGGTAACTGATAATCCTGATAGTACAGTTGAAAGAATAAATGCATTTGAAAAATCATTTAATGCAGAAGTAGTAAAAAGGGTTGAGGAAAAGATAAGTGGAAAAGCACCAACCGACCCGACTACTAAAAATCAATCAGAGGCTAAAAAAGGTTCATTACTTTTTTAATTTAGGGATTAGATAAAATGGAAAAAGCTACTAGTATATATACAGGGGCAACTTCCACTTTTGATGATTTGCTAGTGCAGTATGGAGAAATCCAAGGCGATATTCTAACTAACTTTGTTTATCAGTCATTGGTAAATAGAGAATATGTTGATGAGGGTTCACCAATTTATGGTGGAACAATCAGAGTTCGCAGAATGGCAATGGCTACATCACAAGATTATGGAACAGCCCGAACAGCTCTTGCAGGTAATTCACTTAGGAATTATGGAGTAGATGTTCAAATAGATACAGGTAAGGAAATAGCAGAGGAATTATCTTTGAAAGATAAAGAACTCTATATGGAAAAGGGGGGAATTGCTTTACTAGAAAGTAGAAGAAGCTCATATGCTAATACAATGGGTATTACACTTGAAACGGCTTATTTTACAGAATTACAAAATACTGCTGCATCAGCAGGACTTGTAGATGTATCTGCTATATCAAATGTAGAAGATAAATTACTTGCTCTTATTAGAACATTAGAAGCTGTTGAAAATGCAAATGTCAACGGAGTTCCAAGAGAAATGATGGTTCTAACATTAGCACCAGAATGGTATGATGAATTGGAAGCATATATGGTAACTTTGAGTAATCCACAGAGTAACAGTACAAGACTTTTACACGGAGTAGAAGTTATTAATGCAAGAAGACAGAAGTTTGACGCTATCGTTCAAGCTAAGGGTTCTATTGCTCAACCACTTGTTATGAGTGAGGAATTTGAAGTTGGCAAATGGCAAGGAAGTGCAGATTACTATGCATATCTACCTTATTACTTTGGAACAAAAGCAGTAATGTCAGACTTAGTATTTGCTTGTGCATTAGATGAAGATATAAGTGCATAATTACTAATGGGGGGCTAGGTTAAGCCTAGCTCTCCTAGCTAGATATTAAAAAGATGGAAGAAATAAAAGCTACAATTAAAGAGTATGTGATACAAATTCTTCCTGCTTTAGAAGATGAAACAAATATTGACTTTATAATTGATACAGTTGTTGATAGATTTTTAATTTTTACAAATCGTTATCAATTAATCACCCAGTATGAAGAAGATTTAGAAGATGCAAATGTAGATGAAGATGAATATGTATTACCAATACCAGTTGAATGTGAAAGGATATTGGCACAGGTGGTAGTTCAGACTTTTAGAACATTTGATTTACAAAATACTGCGACTACTGGTGCTGTAACAAGAGTAAAGGATTACGGACAGGAAGTAACCTATTCTGAAAAGATACAAGATTATTTTACAGGAAGTGATAGTAGAGTATTTGGTTCATCAATGGAATTATTAGAAAATTTTAGAATACCGAATGTAGTTGAGAATAGAAGCCTCCTTTGAAAATGCAATAAGTTCTGCTTTTTATGATAAAGAGATTACTCTTTATAATTATACTGTTGTAACAGATAGTAGGGGTTGGAGTAGAAAGGAACTAACAACTTCTGGGGATACAGTTAGTTGTAATGTATCTTTTGAAGATTTGGCATTAGTTCAGGAGAACTACGGATTAGCTGAAAAAATAGATATTATTGTTAGATGTAGTGAAGAACTTGAAGTTGGTGATTTATTTGACTATGAGGGAAAAAAGTATTCTGTAATGATTTCTAATAAGAGGGATAGTCATAATTATATTATTGCAAGAAAATGGTTATCAAAATCCACGGAGCTGATAAGCTCTTAAAGAAATACAATAACTTGAAAGGAATTAATCTTAAAAGAGGATACTTGGAGGCGGCTTTACACGTACAGGGTGATGTGCAGGAAAAAGTACCAGTTGATACTGGAAGATTAAAGGGAAGCATAAGAGCAGATAGTACAGAGGATTATGGGAGGGTATTTACTGATGTAGAATATGCGATTTATGTAGAATACGGAACAAGTAAAATGAAGGCACAGCCATTTCTTCGTCCTTCACTTGTTTGGAATGAAAAGCATATTAATAGGATACTTGAAGATTATATAAAGTTGGAAATAGATAAAAATGCAGATTAAGGAAAGCATAGTGACAATTTTATCGGAATTAAAAATCCTTTACCCAAGTTTAGTAATTTATCAAAATCGTCCTGAGAATTTAATGGGGGAAAATGGATTGGAAGCACCTATCATAACTTATGAAATTGCAAATAATATATTGAATGCTTGTCTTGACAAAACAGCAGGAAAACAAGATACTGAGATTACTATTGATATATGGACAAATAGTTCAGAGGAGGGGGAAATACTTTTAGAGAAGCTAGAAGAAACAATGAGAGAGAATAATTGGTTGATAACTTTCTCAATGGATATACCCGACCCGGACGGCATTTGTCATATCAATTCAAGATTTACTTATTAGGATATAAAAAACTATGGCAGCAGAAAAAAGTTTAGGTGTTGAGCTTAAAAACACTACAAGTGGTTATGTTATTGGGGGATTGACTTCTATTGGAGAATTTGGGCCGGAAAGTGAAGAAATAGATGTAACAGCTCTTGATAGCACTGGTGGATACAGAGAATTTATTGGTAGTTTGAAAGACGCTGGTGAAGTACCTGTAACTGGATTTGTTAAAGATAATGCACAGATGATTACATTACTTGCATTAGCAGAGGCTCAAACAGTTGTAGATTGGCAATTAACATTTACTTCTGGGGCTTCTTGGGATTTTACAGCTTTCTTAAAATCATTTAAGGAGGGTGAAAGTACAATAGATGGAGCAAGAACATTCACAGGGGCTTTAAGAATATCTGGAGCACCTACATTTGAAGATAATATAAGTGCTTAATTTATAATCAGGGGGGAGATTATCTCCTTCTTGATTGTAATTTAAGAATTAGAAAATGAAAGTTAAGAAATTCCCACATGAATTAAAGTTCACAGCTAAGGGTATAGCTGATATGGAAAAGAGAATGGGGCAATCTTTACAGATGTTAGTTGGAGATATTTCTCTTACAAGTGTTGCTCATTTTATTTCAGTAGGATTAGATAAGCCACTTTCTAAGGCTTATGATTTGATTGATGATTATTTGACAGATGGCGGTGATTTTGAGGAAATGTATAGAGAGATTGTAAGAGTATTAAAAAAAAGGGGTTTATTGATGAGGGCGTATCAAGCGATAGATATGGACAAGAAGCTGGACGAGATGACGGAGCAGGCGATAGAAACTTCGGAGAGTTATGGGAAAGAGGGGAATTAACAGCTCTTAGAATTGGATTGAGTTTGGAGGATTATTGGGGGTTATATCCTGTAAGTTTTAAGAAATATGTAGAGGCTTATAGATTAAATAGGGAAGATGAAGTAAAAGAAAAAGATTATTTGAATTGGCTTACTGGGAGATATATTTTAATAGCATTTAATTCGCCAAAGAAATATCCTGATAAGCCATTTTTTGAAAAGAGTGAACAGAGAGCAATGACATCAGAGGAAATGGAGGCAAGGGTAAGGAATATAAATACATTACTTGGTGGAAAGTTTAATGACAAAAAAAAGGATAAGTGAATTAGAGGTTTTAATTTCAGCTAATACAACTCAATATACAAAATCCCTAGAACTGGTATCAAGGCAATTAGCCGGGCTTAATGATAAGTTAGAGGGAACTGGTAAACAATCGAGCGCTTCATTTGGCACTTTTTTTGGTGCTAATATCGCTTCAAGAGTTTTGATGAATACTGTTAGCAGTCTTGGTAGAGGATTTATGAATTTAACAAAATCTGTTGTTGAGCTTGGTAGTTCTTATTCTAGAATGTCTATTGCTACAAGTACAATGGCAAACAATATGAATATATCAACGGAACAGTTAAAGGGTTGGAGGGAGGAACTAGCACAGGCTAATACATATGGTTCAATAGCTGATGATGTTTTAAGAAATTTGTTACTTTCTGATATGCATGAATTGGCAGGAGAGATGAAGTCAGTTGACGCAAGAACAGGGGAATGGAAGACAGGATTATCAGCACTTGTATTAACTATGAAAGACTTG